TATTGTGAAAAGCATCAATCAATAGTTCAAATGGGGGTAGTTAAGTACATCCTTACTCATAATCTTGACTATCTTCATAATGCAAAGTATAATGAGTTTTCCCACAAGAAGAGTTCAGCTGAAATAGAATTTGAAAAGCAAGTTTTACCAGACGACCTAAATGAACTAAATGATTAGAAGAAAAGTTCCAAAATCTAAAACAAAAAAAAGTAAAGCTAAAGCTTTACCAAATAGGTCTGTAATCAAACTTAAGCCATTGCCTAAGCTTATAAAAGACACACAACAAGTATTTAACAAATATATACGCACAAGAGACCAAGGTTTAGTATGTATCAGCTGTGGTAAGGACAACGCCAACCAAGCTGGACATTATTTCCCGGTCAAAGGATTTTCAGCCTTGAGATTCCACGAATGGAATGTTAACCTTCAATGTGCAGGGTGTAATATGTACCTACATGGCAATATGGGACTATATAGGGTAGGTTTAGTAAATAAGATAGGAGAATCAGCAGTTAAGGAATTGGAAGCAATAGCCATAGGTCAGAGGATTAAGAAATGGGATAGGGAGGAACTTGAGAATATAATTAATAAATATAAATAGTATATTTGCTGTATGGCAAAGATTAAGATAAAAAAATTAAGAGAAGAAGATAAGGGGGAGTTTCAGCCTTCTGTTGAAAAAAAGTTATTAGTTAAAGCTAAAGCTGCTGAAAAGGCCTTAGAAGAAAAATATAAACAAGCATTAAAAAATCAAATTAAAAAATAATGGCTGGAACTTGGCAAAGAAAAGAAGGTAAGAATCCTAAAGGCGGATTAAATGCTAAAGGAAGAGCGTCTTATAATAAGGCTCATGGTGGTAATTTAAAAGCTCCTGTTAAGTCAGGCGTAAATCCTCGTAGGGTTTCTTTTGCAGCTAGGTTTGCTGGAATGGCAGGGCCTATGAAAAAGCCAAATGGAGAACCGACAAGAAAAGCATTAGCTTTGAGAAAATGGGGCTTTGCTTCTGTAGCAGCAGCAAAGTCATTTGCAAGTAAACATAAAAAATCATAATATGGCTAAGATTAAAGTAAAGTCAAAAGTAGATATTGCCGAAAAAACAAGCGATGATAAATCAGCAGGAACATCAAGTCAAGCTGTAGTAAGTAAGGACGAATCAGGTCAAACTACATCATACTATTCTAAAACAAAAGAAAGTGGTGATAACCAAAAATTTAAAGCTTTTACTAAAACGGAGTCTGATGGAGAAAGTCCAAGATACGAAATGAAAAAAGCTTATAAGCCATTATTTAGTAGTAAATATAAAGAAGTAGATAAACCAATATCTGCAAGTAGAGGAGAAAGAAAAATAGAGGAAATGAAAAAATTTTTAAATAACAAATAATAAAATGGCTAAAATTAAAGTAAAACAAACAAAGAAATTTGTAGAACCTAAGAAAGGAACTGATATTGGATACGGATACAAAGTAGGCGAAGGAGAGATGGGCAAGAAAGAAATACCTGTTAAAAAACAAGTTAAAATGGCTTCTGTTAGTTCTACTTATAAAAAGAAATAATGAAAGGCAAGTCTAAGTCAGCTGTTTATTTTCAAAAGAACCCAGATGCTCGTAAGAAAAAGAATGCTTACAATACATCTTATCACGCTACACCTGAAAGAAAGAAATATAGGGTTAGATTGAATAAAGCAAATAGGGATGCTGGAACTTATGGCAATGGAGATGGCAAGGATATGAGCCATAAGAAAGATGGCTCTCTTGTTGAGGAAAATCAAGCATCTAATAGAGCAAGGAATGGCAAAGATGGTAGCTCATCTAAAAAATAAAACACACAACACACAATGAAAGCAAGAAGAAAAATGCTCGTAGTTAAAAGCTACAGAGAGCAAAAAGAAACGCATGAAGTCCATTTAGACAATGGAGAAACCCTAAGACTTTACATAGGTAGAAAGTACGGAGAAAATAACCGTGAAATTAATCCAGTAGTTTGTGAGGTATTAAGTGTAGGTAAAGATGTAACCAATATAGAGGTTGGTGATATGCTTATTCTACACCATAATTGTTTAGACAATGAGGCCTTGATTATTGAAAGAGACCATGAACAAATGTGTGATATAGTAGCTGCCTATTGGGATGCTACTGTGTATGCAAAGATTAATAAAGAAACAGGAGAGCTTACTCCTCTTAATGGAAACTGTATAGCCAAAAGAATACCTAAGAAAATTAAAAGCACAATGTTTCAACCTTTTGAAATGACAGAAGATTATGAGTTTGAAATAGTTTCTGCACCTTCAGACTTCCCAGAAGTAAAAAAAGGAGATAGGGTTTTATGCTATAAATATTCTGATTATGAAATGGTTTATCATTTTAAAAACGAAGAAAAAAGAGCCATAAGATTATCTAAGGAAGATGTGCTTGGCATATTGAGTTAATATGTTAAATTTGGGCATGAGTCGTGCCATTATAATTAATTCTTCAAATGCTAATAGTGTATTAGCTGAAATTAAAAATATCAACAAGCTTCATTACGAAGATTTTTGTACCTCTGGTATAGTTATTTTTTTTGATAGATATGATGATATAATTTGTTTTGGTGCAAGCTATGATGATATACTTGAACTAGCACACGACTTAACTCCACCACACGCAAAAGGTTATTACATTATAAAGGATGTAAAAGAACCATTAAATGAAGATGAGGTAGATAACATTTATGACTCTTTAATGGAAGAAAGGCTTTCTATATTTTTAGTACAAGAACAAGAACCAATCAAGGTAACAATATGTCTGAATTAGAATTATTAAAAGAAGAACTTCAATTATATAAGCAAGACGGGATGTATGCCCTATTCTTTGCCTTAAACAGAAAGATTAATGAGCTTTCTGCTTCATTGAACAGCATTACCCTTGACCTAAATGGAGACGACAAAACTTTTGAGCGTTTTCAGAAGCTGACATCTTCATTGAAAGATATGGTAGATTCAGTTAATTGGTTAAGGGTAAACTATCTTAAAATGGATGAAACAGAAGCTAAGGAAGCAGAGAAGAAAGGAGTACCTCTAATAGAACAACTTATCAATGAAAACAAACCAAGGAAATAGATTTGTTTTACCTGTCAATGTAACTCTCACTAAGAAAGACTTAGATGCTTATGCAAATGAGCCATTAAAAAGAGCAGTAAAAGTCTACAAAAAACAAATTGCTTCTAGAGAAAGATATATTAAAAAATTACATGATTCTATTAAGAATAAAAAGAATCTTATAATGATTTCTTATGTAATGGATGAGGTTATGTCTCCAATGCCAAGACTTTTAAATAAAAAAAGATTAATGATTCTTGCTGAGTTATATGATAAAGATTATCTAACAGAATCAAAGATGAGAGAGCTTATGGTAAGTATCCAAATGAATCCTAAAAAAACAGGAAGTGATTTTAACTACTTGATAGATAACGAATTAATAAAAAGACATAATAAATTTAGTTATTATATAACAGATAAAGGGAAGCAGTTTGTAGAGTATTTTTCTAAGAATACATCTATTATGTTTTTTAACATGCTTGCAAAAAGAGATTCTTTTAAAATAACAAAAGCAAAAAAGAAGGTAGTTGTTAGTGAGGAATTAAGTGCGCTTCGTTCAAAAAACTACAAAATGATGATGCAACCATTTTGGGATAATTCAATTACAAGGATGCCAAAAGATAGGATTAATAGATGTAAGATACTATGGGAGTGGATGCAATCTAACAAAATGGAAGAGAATGAGTTTTACCTAAGAATGCTCCATAAGTGGAGTTCAAAATAATTTAGTACATTTGTAACAAACACAAGTTTATGTTTTCATCTATAGATAGTCTATTGCAAATGCACATGGATAAGCCCTCCAAAAAAAGGAGCAAGGAATATGGCTTAAAAGTAGCACAAGGTATATTTAATTCAGCTGATAGAAATAGCGATGGTTTTTATGGTCGTAGATATAGAATATGGAAAGCCAATAGAGAATTCTCTATGGGTACTAACTCTATGAAGGAGTTTATGGACTTATTAAGAGTAGAGGGTAATCAAACATATATTAATTTGGATTGGAGCACCATTAAGATTGCTCCTAAGTTTGTTGAGATTCTTTTAGGTTCATTTATGTCTAGAAGAGAGAAGCCTATTGTAAAAGCTTCTGATGATATGAGTTTTTCTATTAAAGAAATGGAAAAACAAGAGGCTGCTTTTAGAATGAAGAACAAAGAGCAGATAATGGCTCTTGAACAAGAAATAGGACATCAGATTGAGTCTCAGAAGTTTATGCCTGAAGACGAGGATGATATGGCTTTATATTTTGATTTAGAATACAGATTGCCAGAAGAGATACTATTTGAGACTAAGATTAAGAAGGTATTAGATGAAAATGATTATGGTGTTTTAAAAAGAACTTTAATAAGAGATGTGGTAGATTGCAATTTTGCATCTACTAAAGTATACTTTGACTCAAACCATAATATTAAAATTAAAAGGGTTAAGCCTGAGAATTTAATATACAATGTATTTGAGACAGACAATGGAAAAGACCTAGGATACATAGGAGAGGTTAAGCCTATGAAGATTTCGGTAATCAGAAAAAAATATAATCTAGATGAAGAAACGCTATTCAAATTGGCTCAAAAAGCTTCTCGTGAACTTAAAAGGTCTGAAAACCTTTATTGGAAAGATTCATATAAATACACAGAAATTAGGCCCTATGATGACTACGCAGTACTTGTCTTTGACTTTGAAGTAAAGACTACTGATGTTGAATACACGGTAAAGACTGAGAATAAATTTGGCAATGTACTTGCTATACCTAAACAAGGTAGACCAGTAGCACCAGAAGGACAAGAGTTGGCTGGTGAGGTTATTGAATCCAAGATAATGAACATTTACCATGGAGTATGGGTATGTGAGACAGAGGTAATGTTAGAGTGGAATTTAACTTCTAATACTATTAGACCTTATAATAATGGAGTAGATGCTATGTTTAGCTACTCAGTTATATGTCCTAATGCTAATGGTTCTTTAATACCTTCTATGATTGAAAAGGCAATGGGCCCAATTAGACAGATGTTAGTCATTAGATTAAAGATGCAACAACTAATTGCTTTAATGAAGCCAGATGGTTTTGCGGTTGATATAGAAGGATTCTCTGATGTTGACTTAGGATTAGGTAATACTATTGAGCCTTTAAAGCTAATGAAGATATACGACCAAACAGGTAGAGTATATTGGAATTCTAAAAATGATGATGGTACATCTAAGGCATTCCCAATTACGCAATTACCTAATAATGGTAATGTAGCTCAATTAAATATGCTAATTGGTCAATACAATTTTGAGTTAGACAGATTAAGAGAAGAGATGGGTATTTCTGAATACAGAGATGGCTCAAGTGTTCCTGTAAAGACTGGTCTTGGTGTAATGCAAAGCCAAATACAAGCATCTAATTCAGCTACAGAGTATATTTACGATGGGTTCTCTACTCTTATGGAAGAGACTGCTGAAAAAGTTTCTATGATGTTATGGGATTCCGTAGTGTTTAAAGCTAGCAAGTATAAAGAATTTGAGGGTTATGATTTGAGTCTTTTAGATATGACATTTGATGTTAAAGTACAAATGATGCCTGATGACAAGGAGAGAGCAGAATTAAATAACCTAATGATGCAAGCCTTGCAATCTGGAGCATTAACCTATGAGCAGGTATTTAAGATTAAGAATATTGATGATGTTAAATTAGCTGAATTGTATTTAGCTAAAAGTATGAAGAAGGCTAAGAAGGAAGCAGAAGAAAATGCTCAAAGAAACTCTCAAATGAATGCTCAGATTCAGCAACAATCAGCTCAACAGAAGATGCAACAAGATGCTCAATTGGAGCAATTGTCTTCTCAAGGGAAAATGGCTGTCAATAAAACTAAGGGAGATTCAGATAGGGATTTAGAATTAATTAAGTTCGCTACTAATATGTATATGGAGTCTTTAAAAACAGGGCAACCATTACCAGATGATATTAAACAAATGGCTGATTCTATTTTAGGTACAGCTGTTCAAGAGAAGATGCAACAAAAACAACAAGAGCAAATGCAAGCTCAACAACAAGCCGAACAGGCTCAGCAAGAGCAACCTCAAGAAGGTGCTGAATAATATGTCTTTCTTTGTGTGTGTGTTTTCATAGATTAAAGGGGGTGACTATTCTTAGTCGCCTCTTTTTTTGTAATATAAAAAACATTATATTTGTGCTAGTTTAGGACAAGTAAATCCCAAAAACAAAATATATGGAAATCACAGACATCGTTCAGCAGTACGCTACTGAACAACAACAAAAGAACAGTTCTTTAACAGAAACAACAGAAGCAACAACCGAGAATAACTCGGCAGTACAGGAACAAGCAGCAGTACCAACTGCTCAAGAAGTCCCGGCTGAACAAACAATAACTCCAGTAGAGACTAGAGACCTAGACCCTTTACAAGAGTTTGCTAGAACTTTATCTGAACAGCAATTAAAAGAAGTTGAAGAAGCTCAGGTTTCACAACCTATTCAACAAGAGATTGTTGAAGAACAACCATTGCAAGAAGAAGAAGTTTTAGATGAGGAAGATTTTATTAAACAAAGAACAGATGGCAGATTTTCATCTTGGGATGAATTGCAAACTGCTTTGGAAGAGCAACAAACTCAACAAATAAAATTTGAAAATGAAGCTTCTGAAACATTATATAATCTCATAGCTGAAGGTAGAATTAATGAGGTGGCTGATATTCTTTACAATAAGAAGATAGCTGATGAGATTAAAACAAAATCAGATGATGAGGTATTAAAGTCTTTTATCAAATTTCAAAACCCAGAGTTTGACAATGATGATATAGAGGCTGAATACCAAGAAAAATATTCTATAGATGAGTTTGCGTTTGACGAATCCAAGCTCAAAAGAGAACAAAAAAAATTGAATCAGAAAGTCAAAAATGACGTATCTGAGGCAAGAGAGTTTTTTGAAAGTATGTCTGAGGAAATAAAATTTCCGCAATATACGCAACAACAACAGGTTGAACCTCAAGAAGATACGGAAGCCCAAGAAGAAAGGCAGAAGTTCTTAGATAGTTTAAACGGTGTTGAATCGCGTATAGGGTCTATTCCATTTAATTGGAAAGACGATAAAGCAAGTCTTAGCATCAATGGTAAGTTTGAGATTCCTGCGCAGGAGGCATCAAAGTATCGTGAAGCGGCAGAGAGTTTACAGGATTATTACGGAGAAAGATACTACCAAGATGGTAAGTACAACTCTGAAAGACTCTTAAAAGATTTGTATATTGCTGATAACTTTGAGAAGATAGTTCAGTCTGTGATTAGCCAAACGGCAAATCAAACAAGGATTGAAATGTTGAAACAAAGAAAAAATATTACCACAGATACAGAACAACAAGGAACTTACAGACCAAGTGCCGCAGACGAAGAGAAGTCTTTATTAGACAAACTTTTTATGGGGCATAGAAAACAAAATCAGTATTAAAAAATTAAAATAAAAAAATATGGCTAATACATTGCCTACTTACGCGCAGGCCGGCATCGCTACATCAGCGGTGAATCGTACCTTGCTTAACAACCTAAATATTTTTGACCGTTCTTTTGAAAAGCAATTGGTCCATATTTATGGTAACGAGAACTACGCTTTAGTTCAAATGGCTTTAGGAAACTCAGTAATGGAAGCAAAATCTGACAACAGAGCTTTCTACCACTATGAGAAAAGAAGTTTGCATTCAGTTGTAGGAGTTAAAGCTGCTGTAGTTTCTCCATCTGCTGGTGCAACTGTTACTGTTAGTATCGGTAGTTCTTCTGCTTCTACTTATGCTAATGATGCTAACTATTACAACTCTTCTATTCCTTTAAGAGTAGGTGAGGTTGTTCGTATTATGACTTCAGGTATTGAGGGACAAGTTGTTGCGGTAACAAACAGTTCTTACCCTGCTACTGCTGACATTCGTCCTTTAAGAGCTGCTGATGCTTTTACATCTGCTGGTTCTGCTAACTTATTAACTACAGATTTCTTATTATTAAGAGGTGCGGTTAACATTGGTGAGAATTCTGCAAAATTAAATGGTATCGCTCCAATCTTAGATAGAATTACAAATACTACTACTGAGCATAGAGATGATTTCACAATTACTGACCGTGCTGATATTGAAAAGAATGAGGTTGATTTTGGTAATGGACAACATTATTACTACTACCTTGCTATGGACGATATGAACAAGCGTTACATGAACAATGCTTTCTTCAAAATTATGGAGGGTGTTGCAGTTGATAACTTAGGTTCTTATGGTGCTTCAGTTGGTACATTAGGTGTTATTCCAAGAGTTGCTGCTGCTGGTTCTACTATTCAGTACACAGCTTCTACTGGTCCAACTATCGCTAATATCCATACTTTGACTCGTACATTGAATTTCTATGGTTCTCCGGGTGAGTACCACTTCTTACAAGATATCTATCAAAGACAAGCGGTTAATGACTTATTGTTTGGTTCTTACAACAATGGTGCTATCCGTTATGCTTCAGTAGGTGGTTCTGAAGAGGCTTCAGTTTCTTATGGTTTCAACTCTTTCTCAATTGATGGTTTCACATTCCATTTCTACTTGAACAATATGTTCTCTCCAGAATCGGTTTACAACTTCAATCCGGGTTCAGCTGTTCCTGAGAAGCGTAACTATGGTGTATTAATTCCTCAAAAAATCAATAGCGATGCTAAGACTGGTA